AAAAAAGGCATTGAAGGTCTAGCCACTCATTACAGAGCAAAAGAACAAATGGATGAAGATTACAAAGATTACAGGCTTGCCGCGCAGCTTTGGGAGCGAAAGCACAAAGATGACCAGCCTGAAACTTTTGAATTTCCATCCTTATTAAAACTATAAAAAGGAAAAAATATGAAACCGCCAGAACGTGAAAAAACAGATTTTGAAAAAATAAATATTGATGATTTTGTAGTAGGTGAAATTGAGGGGATTCAGTATGACCTTGAACACAAATTTAAAGGTTTTCAAGGCGCTGAGGACAAAGTAAAGCCCGCGATTAGATTTAAATTTAAAATCGAGGGGTATAAATTCTCTCATTACTCTAGATGGATGAGTTTTAATCTTGGCGAAAAAGCGAATCTATTTCTTAAATATGTTCAGCCGCTTGTTGAAGACGCTAAGCCGGACATGGATCTAGATTTAGACGTTCTTCTTCACATGAAGGTCCGCATGTTGTGGAATGAAAAAAACGGTTTTCAAAGTATAGAAACCATCCGGCCAATTGGAAAGAAAATCAGCGCCGGAACTGTGGATGTTGAAATGAATCCTGACGAGGAATTTCCGGAAGAATTAAAACAGGAAGCTCCTTTCTGATGCAAAAAATGTGCGCGAATCAATTGGAATTGTTTCGCAAAGATCATGGCATGTCTTTGGCGGCTGAAAGAAATATTGTGATGCTCCAAGAAGCTAGAAGTATAGCGAAATGGCTTTCTAATTTGTACGGCGAGATTTCAATTGACGATGTTCGCGCACATTCTGAAAAACATGATCTTAAAATTGATTTTTCAGGAAATTGGGTTGGTAGTGTATTCAAGGAGTCATGTTGGCAGTTTGTAGGATTTAGAAAAGCAACGCACAAAAATAGCCATGCTCGAATGATTCGGGTCTGGAAATTAAAACAGGGAGAATAAAGTGAAAAACGAAATACCAAATCAACAGGGTGATGTGATTTTAAAAAGATGTTCCGGAGTTAAGGGTAAAAAATTAAATCATTTGGTTTTAGCGGAAGGTGAACACACCGGGCATAAGCATCAAATCATTGAGGGTGACGCTGAGATTTATGATGACAACGGAACGTTTTATCTTCGCGTTGTTTCAGAACAAGCGATCTTGGCGCACGAAGAACACGCCCATCAAGTTATTGAACAAGGTGATTATCAAATTGGAATCGTTCAGGAGTACGATCATTTTGCTGAGGAGGCCCGCAATGTCGCAGATTAATAAATTATCCGAATCGCAAATTGCAAAGTTTTCCGAATATGTTGATAAATGGTTAAAAATTGGATTAGCAACCAATCGAATCACTTTAACATCAGCAAAACCTGTTATTGACAATTTGTATAAAAAAATCCTAAAAAAACCGACAGTCCCAATAATTATTTTGCGCAGCCCTCTTGAGGCTTGGATTGCAACTCTTTATGTTGCTGCTTTATTTAATAAAAAAAGCCAAGTCGAGAGCCAAGTCTGGAGCCAAGTCAGGAGCCAAGTCTGGAGCCAAGTCGAGAGCCAAGTCAGGAGCCAAGTCAGGAGCCAAGTCGAGAGCCAAGTCGAGAGCCAAGTTCCGAATTTTGTGTGGCCCTATTTATCAGGAAAATTTTGGGCAGGGTATTTTGCTTTCTATGAATTTATGATTCACGAAGTCAAGGTTGAAGGAATCACTCCGCTTTGGCATGATTTAGTTCAAACCTCAGAATTAAATCTAATTTACCCATTAGATCAGGCTTGTATCATCAGCGACAATCCAACCGAGATTCATATCGTAAATGGCCGCTTACATAAAGACGGCGCGCCTTCGATCAAATATGCAGATGGTTTTTCGGTTTGGTCACTAAATGGCGTTCAGGTTAAAAAGGAAATCGCTGAAACGCCGGCTGAAGATTTAAATCCAAAAATGATTTTAAAAGAAGGTAACGCCGAAGTTCGCCGCGAGATTGTTCGGAAAATTGGAATAGAGCGCGTCTGCGAGTCTTTGAATGCGAGAGTAATAGACACCTTCGGAGATTACGAGCTTTTAAATTTAAGTTTAGGTGACGGGCGCGTCAGACCTTATCTGAAAATGAAAAATCCTTCCATTGGAACTTTTCATATTGAAGGCGTTCATCCCGATTGTAAGACCTGCAAGGAAGCTTTAGCCTGGCGAAATAAACAAACTGAATATGTTGCACCTAACGTTTTGACGTAAATAGTTTTTGGGGGATTTGTGGCAAAACGTCTTACAGATTCAAGTAAATGGGATGATCCATGGTTTATGGATCTCCCAAATGAATATAAACTCGCTTGGCTTTTTATTCTGGACCGCTGCGATCACGCCGGAATTTGGAAAGTTAATCTAAAAATAATGAATTTCTGTATAGGCCACACCATTAAAGCGGATTGTTTTTTAACCGCCTGCAATGATCGAATTATACTTTTAGGGGAAGATAAATGGTTTATTCCAAAATTCATTTCTTACCAGTATGGGACTTTTAGCGATAGGTGTAATGCTCACAAACCAGTGCTTTCAGTTCTTAAGAAACATGGTTTAGAGGGTTATTTTATCCCTACTTTATCCCTACCAGGTAGGGAACAAAGACAAGAACAAGAACTGGATCAAGAAAAAGAGGGGATTGTTAAGGGGAGTCGAAAACCAAGTTTAGAAGAAGTGACGGCTGAATTTACTGCGAAAGGTTTTACTGCCGAAGCTCTGCGCTTTCACTCGTATTACGAGTCAGTGGGGTGGGTAGTGGGAAAATCAAGGAAACCGATGAAAAATTGGCGCGGGGCTGTTGCGACGTGGTTAGCGAATAGAAAAGAGTGGGATGAAAATCATCCTGCGCAACAAAAAAAACAACGCGATTTGGTTTTTAAAAAAGACCAAAGTTGTCAGTGTTGCAAAGGAACTGGCTATATGACGGTTTGCCCCGGCGTAAAGTGTCAGTTTTGCTGGAAATGAAATCAAGAAACTTTATTAATTTCAGGCCTAAGAAATATAAAAACGTAAGTTGTTTTGTGGATGGAATCCGGTTTGATTCCAGGCGCGAAGCGGATTATTACGGGCAATTGAAATTAGAAAAGCGCGGCGGCTTGATAAAGGATTTTAAACGGCAAGTTGAATTTCCGCTTTCTGTAAACGGAATTAAAATTTGCACGCACCGGGTAGATTTTTTGGTGGATTTACCAAACGGAAAATCAGAAGTTAGAGAAGTTAAAGGCTTCGCCACTCCGGAATGGAATTTAAAACGCAAAATTTTCGAGGCTACATGGCCCGAAATTGAATATAAGGTGATTAAATGAATCGTGAACAGTTAGCTACAGAAGCTCTTAAGCTTGGAATCGCGCTTGTAGAACGCGAGCCCATTAACGGAGAATTTGTGAAGGACGAGAAATTTCTTAATATGGCTAAGAAAGCTTTGCAGAAAGAGAGTGAAGAATGAAAGTTTTAGTTACCGGCGGAGCAGGATTTATCGGCTCGCATTTAGCCGAATTATTAATTAAATCACGCTATGAAGTAATTATCTATGACAATTTTTCTACCGGCTCATGGGCAAACATTCCTAAAAAATCAAAAGTTGTCGAGGGAGACATTTTAGATTTTAAAAAATTAAAAAATGCTATGAGGGGTTGTAAATACGTTTTTCACTTGGCCGCGGTGTCGAGTATTGAAGAATGTAACAATCATCCAGTTTCAAGTGAAGCGATTAATTATATCGGGACTAAATCAGTTTTGCAGGCAGTTAGTAGTAGTAAGGTAAAGAAGGTGATATTCGCTTCAAGTTGCGCGGTTTATTACGAACCAAATCTTTATGCTGAAACGAAATATAAATCCGAGGAAGCGATTAAAAATAGTTGCCTTGATTATGTAATTTTGAGACTTTTTAACATTTACGGTGAACGCCAAAAAAACGGAGTGGTTTCTATATTTTGCTGCGCAGCCTGCGAAGATAAAAAAATGTTCATTCATGGGGACGGATCTCAAACGCGGGATTTTGTATATGTTAAAGACGCCTGCAAGATGTTTATTAAGGCAATGAATCCAAGATATAAAAAAGCTTTATGGGACGTAAAAACTGGCCGCCAGACAAGCGTTAAACAGTTGGCAAAGATGGTTAAATTAGAAACTGGAATTAAAAAGGTGGTGGCACACATGAGGGAAAAATGAGTTTTATTACTCAATTAAATCCAACCATTCCAGTAGAAACTCCAAAAGGTCGTGCTGAAGCGGTTTTGATTGTTGATTACGGACCAGAACATAATCTTTACTGGACCGTATTTCTTGATGAAGGCGGCGAATGTTGGACATTTGAAAATACGAAAATAAGAGGTTGTGCAAATCCAAGTGTGGGGAGAATTAAAGAATGAAAAATCAAAATGTATGTGTTATTGGAGGTGCTGGATTTTTAGGTTCTCATTTAGTTGATTATTTGGTGAAAGACAATAATGTTTTGGTGCTGGATAATTTAATCATTGGTCGTAAAGATTTTGTTAATCCACTTGCAAAATTTATTTGGTTTGATATTACGCATTCGGAATTTAGTTTAAATAATATATTTAAAAAATATGGAATTAAATATGTCTTTAATTATGCTGCAGAACCTTATGTCCCTGCCTCTTATGATCGGCCACTTCACACCTTTGAGATAAATACAAAAGGAGCTTTAATGGTGATGAATGCTGCTCAGGATGCTGGCGTTAGAGGGATATTACAAATTTCATCAGCTGAAATTTACGGGGATATTATTGGGAAAATAAATGAAGAAGCTACGGCGCGTCCACATTCTACTTATGGGGCTTCAAAGCTTGCTATTGATAATTTAGTGCAAACACGTTTTAGAGAAGCTGGAAGTCCTATCATATCGCTTCGGCAGTTTAATTGTATTGGGGAAAGAGATGTGCTTCACCCGTATGTGGTCCCAGTAATTTACACCCAGCTTTTAAAAGGCAGGGAAGTAAGGCTAGGCAACAATTCATTCCGTGATTTTATGTACGCCGGCGATCAAGCGCGTATGGCTGTTAATTTGCTCGAACACGGAGAATTTGGAGAAGTCTATAACCTTGGATCTGAAACCGGGATTCAAATTTACGAACTTGCCAAGCTCATTGCTGAAATTATGGGAAAAGAAATTGAAATTGTAGTGGACGAATCCCGGAAGCGGAAGTGGGAAATATGGAATCTTTGTTCTGACAATACAAAAATTCATGAAACAATAAAAACAGGAACTTCCATTACTTTTGAAGAGGCTCTTAAAAAAACTATTTCTTATTATGATCAGAATCCGGGAACGTGGGCGTTTTAATATGATCGTTTATATTTGTGATTTCTGCGGAGATTTAATTATAGGGGAAATTTCCCATATGGGGACAAAAAAAGATTTTAAAGAAAGAAAAAGTTTGGATATTTGCGCATATTGTTTAAGCACAACTTATGAAGAAAGGAGAAATTTAAAAAAGAAGGGTACTAATTATTATATATTCGTATTTAAAGATAAGGGATACGTACTTACAAATGATTTAAGAGAGTACAGAAACGATAATTTGAGAGGTTGCGCAAATACAGATAATCTTGATATTGCTGTTAGTCGTCAAAAAGACAGAGCGCTTAGGCGGAATTAAATAGATATACCCTTTCCGACGTTCGGGTAAGTTGCAACGTGACGCTGGAAATCGTTGCCTAACAGCATTTCGAAAAATTTAATGGGACTGGACGATGTACGAACGAAACAACGTAATCAGGCAGTTTGAACGAACAATCGCAAAGCATTGCGGCGCGCCGTACGCGGTAGCGGTTGAAAGTTGTACTGCTGCTTTGTTTTTTTGCTTTAAATATTTAAATGTGAGAACAGTTGAAGTGCCAAAGCGAACTTATCATAGTGTACCTATGCAGGTTCTTCATTCGGGTGGTGGTGTTAAATTTGTAAATCTAAAATGGAAAGGTGATTATCGGTTGAATCCTTATCCGATTATCGACAGTGCGGTCAGGTTCAAAAAGAATATGTACGAAAAAGGAACTTTCAGATGTCTTTCGTTCCAGTATTCAAAGCATATTCCGATTGGGCGCGGGGGAATGATATTAACAGACAGCAAAAAGGCTGCTGATTTATTCCGTTTAGCTAGAAACGATCAAAGGCAAGAAATCCCCAAAGAAAAAGATGATGTTAGAGGGATTGGCTGGAACGCATACATGACTCCCGAACAGGCCGCACGCGGACTTTCGCTCTTTTACTGGCGCATTCACAGCAAAAAAGATTTACCAGATATTGATATGAATTATATGGATTTAAGCACGCTTCCTGTTTTTAAACAGAAAGGTACAGCACGTGTTCCAAAAGCATTATGCAAAGGCCTACAATCTTTTAAATAGCAGTAAAGATTACAAAAGCGAAATCGAATTTGTTTACAATTGGGGCGAGCAACCAAAAAGAATTTTTGATGTAGGTTGTGGGACAGCCTCTTATTGGAAATATTACCCCGAAATTACTCATATTCGCGGGATTGAAAAATCGAGCGATATGATTATTAAATCTGGTCGTCCCAAAGAAATACTTCTTGGTGATATTCAGGCAAGTAAGGCCCTTCTTAAAGCATACGGGGATTGTTTTGATTTATCCACAGCACTATTTGATGTCATTAATTATATTCCAAAACACTGGTGGTGGTCACATCTTCCCATTAAAAAGGGCGGGTATTTCATTTTTGATTGTTACGACAAAACAAAAGTGGATGCGGAAGGATTTAAAAAGACTCATAGAAAAGAAGGTGATATTGAGCGCTTAATCGTCCCTGGAGAATATGACGGAAAACAAGTGACACTGAATATTGTTTTGTTCAGCGAGTATTTTTTTCATACGGAAGTTCATACTCTTTATATGTTTAGTGAAAGAGATATAAAAGCGTGGGCGCGCAGAAGTTTTGAAATCGTAGAAATTAAACAAAAGAATGATTGGAAGAAATGGTACAAGCTGAGAAAAAAATAGCATTGCTTCATAGACATCCACAAGACCGAATCCGTGAAACAAACGCAGCATTCCCGTATTTGAAAGAAAAAGGAATTGATGTCTTGACGTTTAAAACATTCAGCCGCACAAGTAAATGGAGAAAGTTCTTTAAAAGTTTGCTGTGGATTTTATATGCTCCGCTATTGGTAATCGGCAAAAATTACGATGTGATTTATTGCGATGATTCTTATCCGTTTTATCCCATTTTCTTGAAGCTTGTATCACCCAAATCAAAAGTTGTTCTCCGGATTGGGGATTTCCATTTGATGTACAACTATTCCGGATTGATTTATCAGATTCTTCATTTCTTCGAGAAAATAGGATGGCGAATGGCTGATCAAATATTAGCTATTTCTGGTGATATGGGTGTGTATTTTGGGCATAAAAGATTTTTTGATGTTCGTATTGTATTTGATCCGGTTGATCCTAAAGATTTCATTTATTCAGAAAAAAAGAATCATGGAACGGTCATGTTTCACGGGCTTTTAGTGAGAAATAAAAATGTGGATGTGATGATCGAAGCTGCTAAAAAGCTTCCCAATATCATCTTTATTATTATCGGCGATGGGCCAGACAAAAAGCGTCTTGAAAGTATTGCGCCGAATAATGTGATCTTTAAAGGCTGGATTCCATTTGATCAGATTAAAAATTATATCTCTACATGTGCGATCGGCCTTGCGCTGCGAAGCAATAACCCAGGCAATGATTATGTAGTCACAAGTCCGTTCCTTCAATATGGAGTTTCAGGAAAGCCGTGTATAGTTTCAAGGAGAAAAGTGTTCGGAAATTACGAGTGGCAATTTTCAAATGTTGATGAACTTGTTTTAAAAATAATGACTTTAATGCCAAAAGCGGAATATGAGGGCAAAAAATTACGCGAGTATGTTCTTAAAAACCATGATGCGAAACAAATAGCGGAAAGAATATGGGAAATCCTTTTGTCAGTGTAGTTATATTAAGTTTAGATCCGCCCTATAGTTTAATTGCACAATTATATAGTCAGACTTATAAGGACTTTCAAATTATCATTGCCCAGGAAAAGGGTATTGTAAATGCAATGAATAAAGCCCTTGAGCGCGCCAAAGGTGAAATATTTGTCCGGATTGATGATGATGTAGAATTACCTCCAAATTGGCTTGAATACTTGGTAAATGGATTTAAGGCTGAAGAACTTGGTGGCTGTACAGGACCAACTTTTATTCCAAAAGAAAGAAGAATGAATCGCGATAGTATTAGATGGGCTGAAAATCCTAATTGGTTTTTAAAGTGGTTATATGACAATGGTGAATTTAATCCAGGAGGAATTAGAAAATGCGGGGTTGTTTCATACGATTCAAATTTTGATGAAAGATTTACTAATAAAAAATATTGGGATAAATCAGATCATTTAGAAGGAACAAATTGGGCAATGCGAACGGATTTAATTCGCAGGGTTGGTGGATTTGATCCAAAATTTGATGGTGTTGCCGAATGGTTTGATGATGATGTAGTTTTTAAAGCAAAAAAACTTGGCTATGAATTTTATTTCAACCCAAAAGCATATCTTTACCATATGATTGAACCATCAAATCCAACATTTCATGAACGCTTTGATGGATTTGGAAGAATTAAAAACTTTCTTAGATTTCATTGGCGGCACGCAAGATGGAGATTTTTATATTATAAATTTTATATTTATTTAATTATTTGGGGAGGGTATTTTTTGTGTCAACCATTTCGATCGTTATTCCGACGATTCCGGGTAGGGAAGAATTATTAAATAAGCTTTTAAAGTCACTTCCAAGAAATCAAAAGCGATATGAGCGAATAATTATTGCGGATGATTTTTCGCTCGCTAAAAAAAGGAATTTAGGCGGATGTCTTGCCAATGGTAAATACATACTTTTTATTGATGATGATAATTATTTAAATTCAGACGCTATTGATCAGATTATAAAAGCCATGGATAAGGATAATACCATAGGCGTTATGGGAATGGTGGCTTGCTATGATGATAAACCTACCTTTGTGGCAGATGGTGGTTCAATCCGGAATTATATAACCGGATTTATGAAAGGGATGTACACCAATACGGAAATAAATACCCTTCCAAAAGAGCCTTATGAAGTATCTGAAGTTGCCAATGCTTTTGTGGTGCGCCGGAAATTATTTAGACAACTTCAAGGCTTTGATGAAGTTCATTTTCCGATTGATCTTGATGAGGCGGATTTCTGCAAACGCGCAAAAAATATCGGATACAAAATAATGATGTGTCCGGCCGCTATTTGTTTCCATAAATCAATTACCTATTCACACATTCCAGATTTCAGGAGGGATAAAAATGCGTATTTCATGGGCCGCAACCGTGTCTTTTATCAGAAGAAACACAGTAATCACTGGACTTTATTTTTATATTTTTGTTACGGTCTGCCTGCGTTTGTTTTGTTCTATGTGTGGGCGCTTATGTATCGTAAAAAAACCGAAATGATAAAACATTTTTTACAGGGGGTTAGGGATGGATTACGAAATTGTACCAAGAATCAATATTACTAAAGAGAAATGTAAAAAGATCGGAGCATTTTGGTATGACCCTGAAATTGACGGGCTGTATCACGAAAGCCCGTGGCCATTTCCGGTCCAGCTTTTAATTTCTGATGGTTTGACTAAGTGCCAGGTGACACAAGGCTTTTTGGATCTTCCCTTTATTTTGAAAGGCTGGATTAATCTTGATATTTTGTTGCGTGAAATTGAGCTTTTGAAACTCGTTAATGAAAATAAAATCCTCATGCACGCCTCCTGCGTTGGGCATACCTTAATTGTGGGCTTTCCACAGGCCGGCAAGACATACCAAACCTATAAGATGGTTTCAGAAGGAAGCCAGTTAATTTCTGAGGAATATACGATTATATGCGGAAAGATGGCTGCGCCCTACAAACCTATGATGCGGACCTGCTTTTCATTTCGGACCATTTACGATTGTGATATTCATATGAATTTTTGGGATTGGATTCGTTTGTTTGCCGCAACGGTACGCGCCGCAATCCTTCCCTTTGCGCATGAAGCCGCGATCTGGAAAAATATTCCGGTAAGTGGAAGGGTAAGCGAAATCAAAAAAATAGTGTATGGTTCTACAGGGGAAGAAATCAAAGATTGGAAAACATTTGCAATTCTTTGCGAAAACGAATTTCCGTTTATGTCTAGTGAATTTCTGCAAGCGTATGCGGTGGCCAGTGGATTTGATATTTTAAGCGCACAGGAAAAACAACGGAATTTAATAAAGGAGTTTATATGCTCAGTATATTGATTCCAAATCGTGATGAACAGCACATTCAAATGTTTATTTCAGAATGTGAAAAAATCCTGCCGGCGCATGAAATTATTATTTCAAATGATACGGAAGGGAAAGGAAAAGGCTGGGCTTTAAGAGAAGCACTCATTCATTCTAAAGGTGATTATATTGCCTTTATTGATGGGGACGGCGAAATTGAACCGCGGATGCTTCTTCGATTATTGCCGTTTATGGATGATTTTGATGCCGTTGTTGGTTCAAAGCGTATTGCCGCAACCGCTCCTTTAAGGCGCAAAATCATGACTCGGCTGACGCGTTTGTGGTTTAAATTTCTTTATGGTGTGAGAGTGGACACGCAAACGGGAATAAAATTATTTCGCCGGCGTGTGCTTAATTTTTATTCGTCTTATTGGGAATCGAACGGTTTTATTTTTGATGTTGAAATTTTAGCAAATCTTCAAAAGAAGCATTACCGAATTATAGAAATTCCAGTTGAAGCAGAGATTAGAAAACAGCTTTCATTTAAACAGATTTTTCGGATTTTGGGGGAAAGTTTATGGTTAAAGTATCGGTTATCATTCCATGCAAAGAAATAAATGGCTACACATTAAGGTGTATTAATTATCTCCAAGCTATCCCTGAAAAGGATGAGATAGAGATTTTTGTTGTTACGGACGCGGTTTGTCCTGGGCTTCCATCTGCAAAAAGAAATTGGGCAATGGAGCGTGCGCACGGTGAAATTTTTGCATTTATAGATTCCGATGCTTATCCCTCTAAATACTGGTTAAGAAATGCGCTTTTCTGGCTTCAATTCTATGATGCCGTGTGCGGCCCTGGTGTTCTTCCGGATGATGCGCCCTATGAAGAATTTGTTTCTGATCAGGTTCACCAATGGATTTTCTGCCCTTATCGGGTGATTCCAAAAACTCCACAGATGGTTAAATGGTTTCCTACCTTTAATTTAATTGTCAAAAAGAAGGCGGCCACACAGTTTGAGCTTTTCTTGACCGGCGAAGATGACAAATTTGGACTCAAGATTAAAGAAGGAATTTTTTATCATCCTGACATTTTGGTTTACCACAATCGCCGCGGCGCTTTTAAACCATTATGGCGGCAGTTTGGGCAGTGGGGAAAAACAAAAGGCCATTTCTTTCGGCTTGCTGTGATTGCTTACATCACGACTTTATGGACTTATTTTATTAACTTCATACATGGATTTTTTAAAAGGAAATTATCATGAAAATACTAATCACTGGAAGTTTAGGGCTTGTAGGTTCAGAAGCAACACGGTTTTATTTAGATCGCGGCCATGAGGTTATTGGAATTGATAACAATATGCGTGAATATTTTTTTGGCCCTGATGGTTCGGTATTAAAAAATATGATTAAACATCCAAATTATACCTATCACAATATGGATATTCAGGATTCTGCTCAAGTAATTTTAAATTTTAAACCTGATGCAATCATCCACGCGGCCGCGCAGCCGTCCCATGATTGGGCGGCGAAAGATCCGATCACTGATTTTAATGTGAACGCAAATGGAACGCTTATTTTACTGGAAGCTTTTCGTAAATACGCGCCCGAAGCGGTATTCATTTATGTTTCAACTAATAAAGTGTATGGAGATAATCCCAATAAATTATCTTTAATAGAACTGGAAACACGATATGAATCTTCATGTGAAGTAAATGAATACATGAATATTGATAATTGTATGCACTCGCTTTTTGGTGTGTCAAAGCTTTCTGGCGATTTGCTTACTCAGGAATATGGGAGATACTTTGGATTAAAGACTGGGGTGTTTCGGTGTGGTTGTATTACGGGCCGCAAACATTCAGGCGTTGAGCTTCATGGGTTTTTATCTTATTTGGTGCGTTGTAAGAAAGAGAAAAGGAGATATAAAGTTTATGGGTATAAAGGAAAACAGGTCCGCGACAATATTCATGCTTATGATTTGGTTAATGCCTTTAATTGTTTCATTGCCAATCCCAGACAAGGTGAAGTTTATAACATGGGCGGCGGTCGCTATAGTAACGTGTCCGTTTTGGAAGCATTGGAACGGCTTAAAGTGAAATATGACTATATAGACCAACCGCGCAAAGGGGATCATAAATGGTACATTTCAGATGTTTCAAAATTTAGAAGTCATTATCCAAAATGGGAATACACTTATAACATGGATAAGATAATCGAGAATCTTTTGTGATTAAATTTTGGAATAAATTGTATTTTTTATATATGAAATTTGCAGTTAAAAGATTGGATTTAGAACAATTATATAAGATGAGAGAATTTGGCTATAAAGTTTCAACCACAAAAATAAATTTTGAAGGAATAAAAATAATTGAAGAAGAAATCGAAAAAAGGCAACAGAAATGAAATATTTATTTCCTCTTAATCCATATAATCAGCAGCGACAATTCCAGAAGCCAGCGTGGGTTTATCCATGTCATTTGGCGGCGTATGCTACGTATTTGAGGAATGAGGGGCATGAGGTTATTTGGGGGAATTTTTATAATAATGAATTATATGGTGAGTATAAAGGAGTAACAATTGTTCAAGAAATTAGAGATGTTACATACAAATCGATAGAAAATGATACTCAAATTGATGTGCCTTTTGAAAAACTTCCTTTTCCAGACCGGGAATTTACAGATGCTAAAAATCCGAGATGGCAGACTTACGGAAATTATAAGTTTCATCCTGCCACACACATGATGGCATCAAATCTTTGCTGGTGGGGGAAATGCACATTTTGCATTGATACAGCAAAGCTTGAAGGAGGGGAAAAACGCGGTGTTCGGCGAGTTGGCCACGTGATTGAGGAAATAGATGATCTTATTCGTTTGGGATTTAAAGAAGTATTTGATGATTCGGGCACCTTCCCAATGGCGAAATGGCTTGAAGAATTTTGCAGTGCAATGATTGCCAGTAAAAGAAATAAGAAAATTGTGTTTGGCTGTAATCTTAAACCAATCAAGGCAGATTTTAAAATGATGAAACAGGCAGGCTTTCGATTTGTGCTTGTGGGAGTTGAATCCGCAAATCAGGAAACGCTGGATAGGATAAAGAAAGGCCAGAAAGCGGATGAAGCGATTGAAGTTTTAAAGGCGATGAACGATGCTGGGCTTGAAGTGCATTTGACTTCGATGTTTGGATACCCATGGGAATCTCATGCTGATGCGATGAGAACTGTGAACCTGATTCACTTCCTTCTTAAAAAGGGATACGTGAAAACCGCGCAAGCCTCAGTGTATATGCCACCGCGCACTGCTCCGGACGCAAACTCTCCGAACCAGAAATATGTACAGATGGTTTACGACGTTTACAAGAATCCCGTGTACTGGTTCCGGAAGCTTAGGGACATTAAACGCATTGAAGATTTAACTTATTTACTTAAACGGATTCCACTAATCAAAAAGGCGGAATAAATGTTTGGACAACAGCCAAGAATAGAAATTATTTTTAAACATGGGGATAGAGTTAAAAGCGAATTTGGACGAAAGGGAACAGTTGTAGATTGTTTTGGTCCATCTTTTTATCCGCATCCCGTAGGATGTAAGAATTGGCGGATCAAATTTGATGATGGTGAATATGACACTTACTGTACTGAGGATTTATCATTATTAAATGATGAGGGAAAAAATGTTTGAAAAAATAGCATGGATTTGTATTGTTAATTTGGCGCTTTATCTTAAAACTTTACGCTTTAAGTTTGTTTCCGATGATTTCTCGGTATGGCAAAATCCACCCGCATTTAAGAATGAATGGCATAAACGATGGCTTCAGTTCACCGGCGCATTAAAATTGCTTGAGCCTTCCGTTTATTTTTACAAAGAAAAGGGAAAATGGAAATATACGGTTATTAAAACTGAGGAATTTGAGCATTTGCTTGCGCTTCTTTTGCATATTTGTATTGGAATAAGCATTTATTTTGCATTTGGAAAGAATCAAGTATCGTTTATTGCCGCCCTTCTTTACTCTACAAACCCTGTAAATAATCAAGGAACGATTTGGCCGGGGGGTAGGGGATACGCTCTTTCAATCTTAAGCCTATTACTTTCGATCAGTATTCCTTTCCTGTCTCCGGCCCTCCTTTATTTTTGTTCATGGTATCCGGCAGGATTCTTTGCACCTTTAAGTTTGATTGGGTCAACGCATTGGATGTTGCTTGGCTGGATACCCCTTATTTGGATATTACAACGCAAGAAATATTCGACCGCGATTAAACAGAAAGATTCAAACGAATCGTTTACGGAAGATAAAATTATTCATCCGCGCAAACTGATTTTGGCAATTAAAACATTTGGATTTTATTTGACGCTTTGTCTTATTCCGTTCCGGATCACGTTTTATCATAATTTCTTGCAGTCTTGTGCCGGATCTTTAAAGCACAAAGCCTATACATTTTGCAGATATTTTTGGATAGGGGCCATTTCAATTACCCTAATGATTGTGTGCGCAATCATGGTTCCTTGTTGGAACCCGTTGATTTGGTCCCTATTTGCTTTTTTGTTTACCATTCTTCCGTTTTGTAATTTCAGGCGCGCAAACCAAGAAATTGCAGAACGCTTCGCCGCGCTTCCAAATGTGTTTTTAATGTACGGACTTGCGCAAGTCATTGCCCCATATAGTGTTATAGTTACCTCATTTTTAATCTTTTATATGACCAGAACTTTTTACACGCTTTCGATGTATAAGGATGAATATTTTATTACTGAACTTGCTGTGATTGAAGATCCGCACGCGTGGTGGGCTTGGCATTGCCGTGCAATGAAACGATGGGATACTCAGAGTTACATGGAAGCATTAATTTTATGGACAATGGCCAAGCTTATTTCCCCTAAAGAATTTAAGGTTTTAATGAATCTTGCAAGCTGTTTAAGGCTCTTAAAGAACGATAAAGAAGCAGACCATTTTCTTAAACTTGCCGAGGAGAATATAGTGGCCGGCCAGGAAAAAGAAGCCATGGAATTTATCACTGCCCACCGAAAAGGGAAATTGCCCATCTTGCTTTGATCCTATCAGATGTTATATTTTTTGTATGAACATCCGCATGCAAAAATATAAAGCAAATCGTCTTAAAGGAATGAATCAATACAATGCTGCGCGTGCTGCAGGCTATTCTGAAAGTATGGCTAGAGTGGCATGTCGAATTGAAAAATCTGTGAAAGTCAGCATTACCGATGCTTTGGAGCGCGCTGGAATCACACCGGAATATAGAGCCGCTGAACTTGTAAAACTCACTCAAGCCAATAAAGTTATTTCCTGCAATGTAATTGCTTCTGACGGCGAAGGCATGAAAGATGCCAATTCAATGACCAAAGATTTTATTGATGTTCCGGATAATGCTGTGCGTTTGAATGCGCATAAACATATTGCTGAATTAATGGGTGATGTTAAATCTAAAGTGGAACATGAAGTTTCTGGGAAAGTTACCTTTGTTGAAATGAAAGAAATTGAACTTAACGGCAAACCTCTAAGGTATAAAATTGGACAAACTCAAGATTCCGGACTTGTTGGAAATCCCGGACAAGATATATCCCGTAATTGAGAAGCTTGATGATTACAGGTATTTTCTTTTAGAAGGTGGCCGCGGCGGTGGGAAATCTCAGTCTATTGGCAGATTCATTCTTTATTTGTGTTCGCTTTATAAGCTGCGTGTAGTTTGCGGCCGTGAAATTCAAAATAGTATTACCGAATCCGTTTATTCACTCCTGTCTGATTTAATCCGCACCAAAAATTATAACTTTGAAATTCAATCATCCAAAATTGTTCACAATAAAACGGGATCAACCATTAATTTTCGTGGATTTAGAGAACAAGGTTCATTCAACATTCAGGGAATGGAAGGCATTGATATTGTTTGGATTGATGAAGCGCAAGCATTAACGAAACAAACCCTTGATGTGTTGATCCCCACTATTCGTAAAGACAATGCCAAAATTTTCTTTACCATGAACCGGCATGTTGAGAATGATCCAGCCTTTTCAACATTTGTGAAACGCGATGATTGTTTACACATTAAAATCAATTACTTTGAAAATCCATTCTGTACGATTGCTTTAAAAAAAGAAGCTGAGGAATGTAAGAAAATAAGCGAGAAAGATTACAACCATATTTGGCTTGGGGAACCGCTCGATCAAGGCGAAGATTGTGTTTATTCGCAAAGTGAGCTTGCACACGCCAAAACAAACCATTATCCGCTTAGGGATGGATACGGTATTCGTGTGGCCGGTTTTGACATTGCTCGTTATGGGGATGATAAATGCGCAGTGGTAATCTTGCAACAAATGGGCGCGCTTCACTGGGAAGCGATTCATGTGGATGAATGGGACAAGAAAGATTTGAATTATACGACCGGGCGAATTTTAATGACCACTAATGAACATGCTGTAAATAAAGCCATTATTGATATTGACGGATTAGGAGCAGGCCCTTTTGACACACTTACAAAGGGACGCGGGATCGAGATGTTTACAGGTTTTAGAAATCCGGTAATTGGATATGCGGATAATAAAGAGTTTGCAAATCCGCGCACAATCAACGCTTATAGATTAAAAGATTTACTCATGAAAGGGCATTTGTGTTTGCCAGATGATAAAGTGATTTCAGAATGCATGACAATTAAATATACGTTTGATCAAAATCAACGCCGGATTTTAGTTTCAAAAGACAAGATGCGAAAAGATGGTTTTAAGAGTCCAAACCTTTTTGATGCTCTGATCATGGCCATTAGTTTGATTGGCACAGTGAAGCAGGAACAATTAGTTCAGTACAGACCAAAAGTAAGTCAATATTCACAAGATGAATCACTCTTTAAAATAGCGGGGATAAAATGAGAAAATATTTATATCATAAACAGGTTGAACGGAAACGGAATTTTGTGGGGACGCTTGCTGCGATCGGCGCTGCGATTGGAGGAGCATTAACTGCTGGAAGTGCGGCGGGTGCTGCGGCGGGTGCTGTAATTGGTTCAACCGCAGGCGTTATAGCTACAGGGGCCTCAATTGCTACGGGAGTTGTAGGTGTCACTAAACTTGCGTCTGGTTCAAAAGGATCTAAAGGTGGCGCAGGAGATAATTCTCCTTTGCCATTACCTCAAACTCCCACTGTGGACGCAGCAAGCACAAAAGCGGCGGATGTTGTCTCTAAAAAAAGAGCCGGAATGGCGGCTTCTGATTCTGTTTACACTTCACCGCTTGGAATTGCTGGCCAAGCGCAAGTGGCACGTAAAACATTGACAGGCCAATAATGTTTTCGGTTGAAGAATATTCAGAGCAGTATCACGACGATATTGTTCAAATCGTTAAGAATTTCCACGAAGAAGCAGTTCATGAATACGACCCTTCATTTGATCCTGATGTGGTGGCCAAAACAATTGCGCGGCAGAAAGACATGAACAACGCATTTCTTTTAATCGTAGATGGAAAATGCCAGGGCCTCATTGCCGGTGCAGAGATTGAACAGATATTTGGAACCACTCGAATTTATCAAGAACAGATTTGGTATGTGAATAAAGAGTTTCGAAGATACGGCATATTTCTATTGAGAACCGTGGAGCGCATCTTGCAATCTCGCGGAGTGACTATTATTCTTATGGGAGTATTAGAAAATTCAAAAACTGGGAAGATCAAGCAATTTTACGAAATGATCGGATATAAATTATTCCAATCTTCTTACATAAAAAAAATATGAGTATTCCTAATCCTTTTTTTAATCCTTTTCTTTTTAAGTCTTATTTAGCTTCATACATAAAATACATAAAGGCTTTACCATGCAAATTCAAGAAAAAGAAACAAAATCAGTCTCTGCCCCGCGTGTTGACCAGCTGATTGAGCAGTACCAGCAAGGTCTTGGGGGTCGTAAGAATTTCGAAAGTTATTGGCAATCCCTTCACGATTATTTTTACATCGAAGCCCAAGATGTAAATAAGACTTACGCTTCAGGTAATGAACTTGACCCCTCTTATCTTTGGGATTCCACCACATTAGAATCTGCTGACGTATTTGCTTCCGGGTTCATGAATTATCTGACTCCTCCCACTTCAAAATGGTTCAGATTACGGCATAAAGATCCAAAACTCGCTGACAATAAAGCGGTAGGTAATTTCTTAGAAGATGTGGCCGCTGAGGTCAATTCCACGATTAACCGCTCGAATTTCTATGACCAGATGTTTCCGAGCTATAAATCAAGCGGTGTATTTGGAACTAGCCTTATTTTTGAAGAAGAAGATATTTACGATGATGCGCGGTTTTACAATATGCCGCTCAAACAAGTAGTGATTGTAGAAGATGCAAAAGGCAGGGCCAGGGAATATTACATCGAGTTTGAATATACCGCATTACAAGCCGCAACAAGATGGGGTGAAGATAAACTTTCCAGTGAACTCCAAGAAGAATTAAAAGGCCGAAGTTCGGACAAAAAACACAAATTTTTGCTTTATATCGGTAAACGGGAAATGCGCGAAATCCAAAAATCAGACGCAAAGAATATGCCGATTGAAGCGGTGTGGATTGATTTAAAAGGCCGAATGACGATGGAAGAAGGCGGCTACAACGAATTTCCCGCTATGGTTCACCGATTTGATAAACGGCCTACGATTGTGTGGGGATTTAGCCCGGCCATGAAAGCATTACCATTTGCACGGATTTTAAACACAATCGCAAAAACAAATCTCAGAAGTATGATGAAACACACTGACCCCGCAATTGCAGTTCCGGACAATGCATTTATTGCGCCCTTCAACATGAATCCACGCGCAGTTAACGCGTACCGGAAAGATATGATGAGCGGAAAAGACATCTTTGCATTTGGAAATTTCGGAGATCCGCAAGTGGGCCTAAACGCAATTGAGCTTTATTCTCATAAAGTTAAAGCGCTCATGTACAACGATATTTTTCTTGCCTTTAATAACATTTCAAAAGAAATGAACAATCCCGAAGTCATGGAACGAATTAACGAAAAAATGACCATGCTCGGACCTGCCGTGGGCAGATATTTGGCTGAGGTACTAAACCCAATAGTCCAGCGCACGATAGGCATCCTTTGGCGCAAAGGAAGGTTACCTCAGCCACCAGATGAACTGAGATCTAATCCTGAATATGAGATTGATTTTGTTGGGACGCTTGCGCAGGCACAACGTCGTTCTGAACTAAACACGCTTATTACCGGGCTTGGAATGGTTGGTCAAATGGCCCAATACTCACCGGACGTTCTTGACAAAATTAATCCAGATAAAGTGGTGGATGAAGTTTGGAGTATTACAGGGGCTCCAATTCATACCTTGCGAGATGATTCGGAGATTTCGAAGATTCGTGAAGGCCGTGCTCAAAACGCTGCGAAACAGGCGCAAATGCAACAAATTATTGCTGGTGCATCAGCGGCTAAAGATGCTGGCGCAGCAACTGCTGGCTTTGCAAAAGCCGGACAAACGAATAAATGATTGATTTAAGACGGCTTGATCAAATTAAGAATGTTCAGGCTGTGCTCCGAACAACATTTGGATCTGATTCCGGAAAAGAAGTGATGCGGTTCCTCGAACAGATTTGCGGATGGTTTGATTTTAATGAAACAGATAAAGACGCGATATTAATTGCGCATGGAAAAAGACAAGTTTTAGCAACGCTTAAAACCTTACTTGAATATAAACCTGAAGAAATAATGGCAATCGCCAAACAAAAGGAGCTTTAAAATGTCGGATAATCCAGCACCCACAACGACTGTGGATAATACTGCGACCCAAACGCAAGCAGCACCAGCTTCAACCCCTGCAGCTACGCCCGATTCGTTTAGTTGGAAGAATCAGTTAGCGCCTGACTTTGCAAATAGTCCAACGATGCAGAAATTCTCTGATGATAAATCAGGGTTTAACGAAGCCGTTAAAAGCCATTTGTCTCTTGAACAGCTTTTAGGGCATGAGAAAGTTCCAGTTCCAAAAGGTCCGGAAGATACCGAAGGTTGGAACCGGTTTGCAAAAGCAATGGGTGTTCCTGATAAAGCAGATGGTTACGCGCTTCCCGATGCTCAAGTTCCGGACAACATGAAAGCGTTGCAATTTAATAAACAAGAGTTTGCTGAAATGGCGCACGCTCTTAAATTTACTCCGGGCCAAACAAAAGCTTTGTGGGACACATATACCGCAAAAGCTATGGATTCATACGGAAAAGCTTTGAAAGCACATGAAGCAAAAATGACCGATGTGGTTAATCGCTTACGTGGTGAATGGGGAGATTCCTATGATACCAATGTAGAACTTGGACAAATGGTGATTAATAAGTTTTCAGGAGATAAAGAAACTAACGATTTCGTGACTTCTGTTTTATCTCAAGATCCACGCGGAATTAAATTCCTGAAAGCATTAGGCGATCAATTCGCTGAAAATAGATTACCTGAATTTTCAATTAAACGCTTTTCGCTGAGTCCCGATCAAGCGCAAGCTGAAATTGATGAAATTGTTAATGATCCAAATCATCCATATAACAATGATAAAGCAAGTCCGGCTGAACGCCAGAAAGCCATTGATTATGTGAATGGTTTGTATGCAGCAAAGAACAAAGCAAGAGGATAAGCTTTCAGCCCCTTTTGATTTGTAAGAAGTAGCGGACAAGCCTATACAGCCCCGCAAAAACTGAAAGCGTAAGATGCGACCCTCTATAGGAGGACAATCAATTCCCAAGCGAATTAATTGATTGTTCAACTTAAAGTAAAAAGAGAGGGCCATCATGGCTGATACACAAAATACAGTATACGCCCAAGCGTATGCGCGTAACGTAATGCAACTTGCGCAGCAGAAATATTCAAAGCTGATGCCTATTTGCTACGTGAAACCAAACGTAACGGCAAAAGTTTTCTACCAAGACCAAATCGGACAATGGTCGATGTCTGCAAAAGCAGGTCGAAATGTCCAAACCCCGAATAACGATCCAAACTTAGCCCGTCGTATGGCAACGATGGTTGATTATCACGATGCACGTTTGCTTGACCGTGGTGATGAACTTCGTATGTTATCTGACCCGCGTTCTGCTTATACGATCGCTGCAGCTTCTTCGCTTGGCCGCCAGATTGACCAAGTGATCGCTTCTGCAATTGTCGGAACAGCAAATTACGGTGAAACTGGATCTTCAACGGTAACACTCGGAACAGATCTTATTTCCGGTATTTCCCATATCGCAGGAACGCCTTCAACGCTGACCCTTGCGCGTTTGACGCTGGCAAAACAAATCCTGGATTTGGAAGATGTTGAAAATGAAGATCGTTTTATTGTCATCAGCCCGTATGGTTTACAGCAATTGCTGAATACCACGCAGATCACCAATGCTGATTACAACAGTGTTAAAACACTCGTTCAAGGCCAGATTGATACCTTCCTTGGATTTAAATTCATCGTATCAAATCAGCTTTCAACTTCCGGAACCACAACCACATGCTTTGCAATGCAGCGTTACGGTATTGCTTTGGCAATGAGTGCGGAACCAATGGTTAGAACTGATGAACGTAATGATTTGAGCTATTCATGGCAAGTTTATTATGAATTAAACATCGGCGCAGTTCGTTTGGAAGAAAAACGGGTTGTAAAACTCGATGTGAATACAGCGTAGTCATTATTTTAATCATACTCTCTAAAGGAGAATTTTATGGCAACTTCAGCAATTAATGCAGCAAACGTAACAAAATATGCGGCAGGTGGAAGCGGGGACAATTACATTCCAGATGGCTATATTAAGACAGTCGAAAAAGTCTGGCTTGATAATTACACCATCGCTTTTACTGGTACAAACGCAACAATAACGATTGCAACACTTTCCCCAAACAAGAAATTGACGGGGATTGATATTTTAATCGTTACTTCAGTGACTCAATCAAGTGGAACAGTTGGACTTGGCTGGGCAAGTGAAGCTGATGCGGCCGCATGGGGATCAATAATGACCGAAACAAACATTACTCACAACAACACGGTAACGACAATTTCATTACCGTTTGGAATTATTAACAATCTTAATTCAGCAAATGGCTTTATTAAGATTGGTGGGTATCAGGCTGTTGCGGCCGGAACTCAGGTTTCAATTGCGCTTAAATTAAACAATTGGACCATGACAACGGGAACCATTAAATCCTCAGTGCGTTACACATAATTTAAATATTATTTGGCGGTGGGTAACTGCCCCCATTTTCTCTAAAGGAGATTTATATGTCCGTTACATCAACAGTATCAACATCATCGGCAAATTTAACTAAATATTATGCGGGTGGATCAGGAGATAACTATATTCCTGACGGTTATATCAAGACAGTTGAAAAGATTTGGATGGATAGCTACACAATAGCTTTCACCAATACCAATACAACTATCCAGATTGCCGAACTTCCCCCAAATAAGAAAATCGTTAGTATCAATGTTGAAATCGCTACTAGCACTTCGCAATCCAGTGGAACGGTTAGTATTGGGTATTCAGTTGATGCTACTGATTGTTTAGCGACTACAGGAGTTTCTAATTTCTTAGCCCCAACGACTTTGACTCACAATCTTACTCGGACAAGTATTGCACTTCCCGGGCCAGGTTTGATTCAATCCCCAACGTCCACAAGTACAACTGTGGCAGTGGGCGTGCTTGGAGGCTTTGAAGGAGTAACAGCTGGAACGCAAACAACAATAGCAATTAAGTTAAATAATTGGACGATGACAACCGGTACTATTAAAACAGTAGTTCGTTATACATAATAAATTGGGGCAGGGGAAACTCTGCCCCTTTTTTTAAGGTGAATTATGTCCACATATTCAACTCTTTCAATTCTAAATAATGCGCTTACACTATGCGGCGCATCTCCGGTTACTTCTTTAACTGAAGATAGCGTGAATGCTCGCGCCTTAAATGCGGTATTTGAAATTGCACGAAAAGATATTCTTGCTGAATGCAAATGGAACTTTTCAACCACTCGCTCCACTCTTTCAACTGTTGCGAGTACAACAATTGCATGGTTTTATACGGAAGAAGCATACGTTTATTCACGGCCCACGGACGCGCTAAGGATTTGGGAAGTAAGCAATCAATGTTCTATTTGGCGCGAAGAAGGCGATTATATTGTTTCCGATACTGCCGGTCTTGGAGTTAAATACACCTGGGATCAAACCGATGTTTCCAAATTCCCGTCTTATTTCGTATCCGCCTTTATTGATAAACTTTGTTCAGACATTTGTTTCACTATTTTAAATTCAGTTCCAAAAGCAGAATCTTTCTTGGCTAAATACCTGAAAGTTTCATTACCAAAAGCAAAATCTGAAAATTCGCAAATTGGAACACAACAACAGGTTAGGGATGATGATTGGGTGGGGACTAAATTTGCAAATGGAAACCCTGCGCGTTCCTATAGTTAAAGATGCCCAAAGTAGATATTATTCAGACAAGTTTTGCTGGTGGAGAATTTGGGCCATCTCTTTATGGACGAAGTGATATTGCTCAGTATGCTAATGCGTGCGCAATTGTAGAAAATTTTATCCCACGTTCTTATGGCCCAGCTATTTCAACTCCTGGAACAAGATATGTTGCAACGGTCAGTGATTCCACTTTAAGAACCCGTATTATCCCGTTTATTTTTAATAAAGCGGATTCTTACATTATTGAAATGGGGGATATGTACATGCGGTTTTTCACAAACCGCGGCCAGGTGGTTACCAAAACTGGAACTGAAGATTTGTCTGCGTTTAGTGCTAATTTAAAAGCGCATTGGAAATGTAATGATAATACCAATTCCACCACTGTTTTAGATGCGACAGCCTCACACAATGGGACAGCTTCCACTCTTACCCAATCATTAAGCACAACCGCAATCGTCACAAATGGTTTTAATTTAAATGGCCGGTATCACATTTCTGTTGCTGATCACGCTGATTTCACGCGCACAGCTTCTTCTCAGCCAATGACAATTGCAGGCTGGTTTTATTATGATAAAAATGGCGCGGATCAATGTTTATTTTCAAAGTCAGGGGAATATGAACTATCCATAAACTCCTCTGATGAAATGTCTTTTATCACACAATCAGGGACAGGGGATGTGAAACTCCTTCTTCATTGCGATGGGGCCGACGCATCAACAACATTCACTGATTCTTCACCGTCCTCAAATACTGTTACTGCAAATGGAAATGCTCAAATTGATACTGCTGATTATGTTTTTGGAACTGGATCTGGGCTTTTTGATGGATCTGGAGATTATCTCAGCATTCCAGATAGTGCTGATTGGAATTTCGGAACCGGGGATTTTACGATTGATTGCCGCGTTAAATTTAATTCCTTATCAGACGGGGATTGTATTGTCGCGCAGTTTCAGGACGGCTCCCATTACTGGCAGTTAATTTATGATAGTGGAAATTTAAAATTTCAATCTGAAAATGGATCTGGATTTACACACAATATTGCGAATGCCTGGACTCCTTCAACTGGTGTTTGGTATCACATTGCATTAGTAAGTTCTTCCAATAACTTTATGATGTTTATAAATGGGATGCAAATTGGATCAACTTCTTTAAATGCAAGCGGAATTGCTGATTTCGCGGGATCTCTTTATATTGCTTACAACGGAACAATTGCCGGCAGCGCGCTTGATGGCTGGATTGATGAATTTCGGATCATCAAAGGAACAGCGGTTTGGACAAGTAATTTCGCGCCTTCAGATACACCCTATCAAAGCGCAGTAACAAACTCATGGAAAGTAAATGATAACATTCCAAAAGGCTGGAATTTTGTTGCAGTTGTTTTTAAAGGAACCGGCGCTTCAAGTTCTGATTTCAAAATCTATATTGATGGCGTGTTAAAAAATCTTACTTTTACGTCTGATCCAAGTTTTGTCAAAATGTCTGATACTTCATCTTCTTTTAGGATCGGAACAACTTCTTCGGCCGGCGCAAAAAACTGGAAAAGTAAAATTGATGATATTGCTTTTATTCATCAGGAATTAACTGCAGCTAACATATTGTCTTTATATTCCACTTCTGCTTATCAGATAACCACTGTTTTTACAGAAAGCGAAATCTTTGATGTTCAGTTCTCCCAATTAAATGATGTGGTTTATCTTTCTCATCCAAATCATCCACCCCAAAAATTAATCAGAACTTCTTCTAATGAATGGTCAATAGCAAACTTTGCATTTAAAGGCGGCCCGTTTTTAGATGATAATAAAGATACCACGATCACGATCACACCATCGGCAACCACTGGCACAATTAATATTACAGTAAGTCCCACGACCACCAGCCTTTTTACTTTATCAACAGGAACATTAGGCCATGTTAATTCATACTGGAAAATTGGAGGGCTTGCGCAAACAAACGCAACCACCGGGCTTCAGGAAGAAGGATATGTTCAAATTACAAATGTGGTTAATTCTTATACGGCCACAGCCACAGTAATTAAGAATTTAAAGGCAACGACAGCTACAAGCACATGGGCTGAAGGCGCGTGGAGCGCTGTCAGAGGTTATCCTGCGCGCATTACACTTCACGAACGCAGGCTTTGGTTTGCGCGAACTGATTATGAACCTCAAAAAATTTGGGGATCAAAAACATTTGTCTTTGATGATTATTCGCTTGATACACAAGCGGATGATGATGGGCTCAATTTAGCTCTTGCCTCAAATGAGTCAAATGAAATCCAATGGCTTGCTTCAGGGAAATCTTTAATTGCAGGAACATTTGGTGGCGCATTTGTGATTAATTCAAAATCAACTGATCCTATCACCCCTAATAATGCCAATGCTTCGGAAGAAGTAGGATATGGCCCTGCTTCTATTATGCCTAAAAGAATTGGGAATTTTATTTATTATCTCGAAAGATTTGCAAAAAAAATTAGAGAAATGTTTTATTTCTGGGATCTTGATACGTACAAAGCAATAGACCGCACGATTCTTTCTCCTCATATTCTTGGGGACGGGGTTGTTGATATGGACGCGGCTAAAAATCCAGAAACCATTATTTATTGCGTCTTAACAAGCGGAACACTTGCAACACTTACCCGGGAAGTGGATCAAGAAATGACGGCCTGGGCGCGCCAAACCACAAATGGAACCTATTCTTCAATCGCAATTATCCCTTCTCAAACCGCTGAATATGATGAAGCGTGGGTGATTGTGGAAAGATGGGTTGGTGGAAATCAGAAAAGATATATTGAATATTTTGAAACCATAGAAATTCCAAATAGACAGGATCAGTGTCTTTATCTCCACTGCGCGCTTACGTATGACGCTTATGTTTCTACCTCAACCTCAAACTGCACAATTTCACTTTCAGGGACAAGCGGATCAGTCACGGTTACATCATCAACCGCTTATTTCGCCGGTAGTCAAATTGGAAAAAGGTTAAGAGCAATTGACGCAAGTGGAACTACTTTGGGAGAAGGCCAAATTACCGGAACAAATTCAACCACAAGTATTACGCTTAGTATTACAACCACTTTTAATTCACTTGCTTATATTGCCGGGCGCTGGGGCATTTCGGTTTCCACGATTTCAGGACTCGGTCATTTAGAAACAAAAACAGTTGGGATTTTGGCGGACGGAAATACGGAGTCTCTTACCAGGACTGTTGCATCCGGATCGATCACTTTAGGAAGTAATTATTTCGTAATAAATGCAGGGCTTTCTTATAACCAACTTATTTACACCCTTCCAAAAGAAGCCGGGAGTCAGCGCGGAACAAGTCAAGGAAAAGTCCAAAGATTTAATGAAGTTGCATTTAAGGTAAATCGGTCCACTCAAAATTTCTATTATGGCCCAGATGCCAGCAATCTTGATTTGGTCAGCGTGGCCATTACTCCATCTGTTTCAACTTTATACACCGGCGTTCTCGCTCCTTTGGGATTTAGAGGCGGTTACGCACGTGGCGCGCAAGTTTATATTAAGAACTCAAATCCATTACCAATTGAACTTTTAAATGTTATTGGAACTTTAGAAACGTACGATAAATGAGGAATTTATGGGATTAGGAACAGCGGCAATAGCAGGTTTAGGGATTGCCACAGCGGCAACTCAAGCAGGGGCCGGCAACCTGCAAGCAAAAAATCTTAAAAAAGCCGGGGAATTTAATGCTCAAGTGTATGAACAGCAATCCTCCATGATTTTAGAACAAAAAAAACTTGAGGAATACCAATATAACCGCGCTGCGGCCAAAACAAGAGGCGCGATTGTTTCAAGAACTGCCGGCGCAGGATTCCAATTCTCCGGATCTCCGGTTGCCATTGCAATTGATTCTGAAATCCAAATTCAATTTGATAAAGCGATTGCGGATTACAATTCAACGATTCAATCCAATTACGCGAAATCAGGAGCTATTTATATGAGAAATACCGCCACTCAACAGGCCAATCTTGCTGAGTTTACAGGCTATTCAAATGCCTTTTCTTCTTTATTAGGAACAGCATCTTCAATTGGAAAACTAAGCCTTCCCACAAGAGCGAGGACACCATAATGCCGTCATTTCCTCGTTACGAATCAAAAGGCGCTTTAACCACTCAAACCCCATCTGTAGGTGCAGTTGAAGATACGTCCGGTAAAATCGCCGCCCAAGCTGCAGACACGTTAACCAAAGTTCAAGATACCGCGGTTAAATGGGATGAAGCTTTTAAAACTATTCAAGACACTGTATTTAAAGGAAATACAAAGGTGGCCCTTGCTGATGTCAAGGCGCGTGCTGAAGTCGATCCAGATCCCAATTCACTTCCTAAATATTTAGATGAAATTGACAAAATCGGAACGGACAATTCCAAAGGCCTTCATGCCGGCAGCCAAGCGTTTATGGAATGGGGCTTTGATTCTAAGATCGCAAAGATTGAACTCGGCGCAACATTTAAAAAGAAACAAATTGATGTTGGTCACGCTGCGACCTTAAAACTTGTTGATGCTGAAGTCGAAAACCCAACGGACGGAAGTTTGCCTCGGATTCAAAGTTTACTGCAAACCCAAGTGTCTAAAGGACTTATAAATCATGAGGATGCCTATAAATTAGAAGAAAAAGCCAATCGTGGATTGGGAATTAATCGAGTTAATAATGATCTTTTTAATGCACAAACTTCTGAACAAGTAGATGCGGTAAAACAAAATCTTCAATCCGGAGCTTATGAAAAAGGCGGAGTTACGATTGATCCAAAAGAAAAAGTTCAAATGTTGCGCTCTATTGAAGTTAGAGGCCGTCAAGTTGTAACTAAAGAACATTTTGCTCAAAGGGTGGAACGCCAAGATTTAGTTCATGATTTAACAGACCAAGCTAATAACGGAATTTTATCCGGCCAAACACTTGAAGAAGCTTTTCTGACAAAAGGAATTTCAAATTCTACTTATACTTCACTCCAACAAAATGCGAATAGTCCAGTTGGCCCAACTGCAGAAACAGATCATCAAACTTATTACAATTTGACCCATTATCTTTTACAGGACAATGTTGATCCTATAGTAGCTATTAAAAAAATTCTTGATGCTAATTCTGAAGGGAAATTAAGTCGCGCAGATCAACAAAAATTATTTGATATGCATTTAACCCCCACAAAAAATGGGGATGTTAGTTTGAAAGATATGATTGAAGCAAAACCAAAAGATTCATTCGATAAATTAAAACAAGTTTATGACGAGAGAATTAAAAATATTAATGAAAAACGAAAATGGTTTAGACCTGCCTTTCAATCTTTTAATGAAGCTTTTACTGGCCCAGACCGGATTAAAAATATATCAGAAGCTCAACAGACTTTACTCGATTCTGTCCAGAAAAATAATCTGAAAGATGGCGAAATTTTAAAGGAAGCTGACAAAATAACTGCAGCAGCTAATTTAAAAAAACATCCGGAATGGGGCATTCTTCCTGATACTGGACAATCTGGTCAAGATAGATTTAAAAACAAAGTAATTGTATATCCTGACGGACGAGTGGTAAGAAAAAAATGAATACTATAGATACTAATTCAATTGTTTTGACTCAAGATTCTGGCGAACAAACTTCAAATACAGTTGCTAATCCTGTGGATTTAAATTCAATTACTTTTGGAAAATCAGAAAATACTCAAAGCAATCCTGTTATTGAACAAGCTTCTAAAGTCTTAGGTATAAACGCTGCTTCAAATCTTGTTTCAAGAGTGGTTTCTGATTTCAAAAATGTGGATTATCATTTTACGGAAGATAAATACAGGCCTCAACTTGTTAATTCAATTTCAAATGCTACTGGCATCCCAACCCAAGAGATAGATAAATATTATTCTCCACTCCGTTTACTGTTTGATTCAGCAGTTTCAGGGCCTGCTGTAGCCATTACTAAAGACGTTTCTCCATCTACTATTGAAGGAATTGTAAAAGCAACAATGACACCAGCTATTATGGTGAGTGCTGCAATTGATTTCCCTGGAACGGCTGCCGGCCTTGTTGCTTATACGGCATTAGATCACATTATTCCAACGCCTCAAATACAAGGTGCTACTAAAGATGAACAAGCTTCTATTAATTTAATGGGTATGATTGCTAAAGGAGCTTTTTTAGGAGGTCTTTTCCATGGAGCAACTAAAGTTCAATCTGAATGGTTTCCAGATGTGCTTGAAAAGTTTGGATTTAAGAAATTAAAAGAAAATGGGCTCCCGGATGTTGTTGAAGTGAAGCCTGAACAACTTATTAAGTTAAAAGGAGAACAACCAAAAGAACCTACGCCTGCAGTTACTCCACAACAAAAAGACTTTACCGAACCTTTAGGCTTAAAACCTGATACGGTAGAAAATGCGATTGCAAATAATTCATCTGTTAAGGTTCCTATTGAGAAATTAATTAATATTGGAACAAAATCAGAGGAAGATTTTAATCATGTAGCTGGAATTTTGTCTGGAAAGCAAGCTCTTGAGCCTGTCCAAGGAACTGGAGAAGTCAAAACCTCAAAACTTGCTCAAGGCGTTGAAGCAAAGGCGATTGAAAATAAATTAACCAAAGGATTTAGTGATCTTCCTGAATATCGGGCAGTTAATATGGAAGAACAGGCTGCTCTTGCCGGGAAACTCCTTAATAAAGATCCAGAATTAGCGCGAAAGATCGCAATGGGTGATGAACCAGCCCCAAAAGACATTATTCCGGAGGCTGTTTTTGTTGCAGTTGAAAATAAGGCAATCGCTGAAGGAGATGCAAATACTTTAAGAGATTTGGCTACCGGTTCAAAATTGAGCACTGAAGCAACTGCCATGGGCCAGAGAATTGCGACACTTGCCACGCGAGATCCGGAATCTCCTACAGGGGCAATCAAAGATATTTTAGCTGCACGTGAAGAAAGAGCGCAAAAAAGCCTTGGAAGAAAAAGTTTACAGAAAGCAAAAACAGATGTTGCGAAGGAAATTAAAACTGAACTTAAAAAACCTAGAATTACTAAACAGGATTGGGAATCTTTTATTAAAAGCTTGGAGTGTTAATCTTCATTTGATTGAGATAAAAAAAGAATGATAATTCCGGACAATATGAAAATTAAAAATCCACTACTACCACATAATTTGCAGAATCTAAACCATAGAAAAAAAAATAAAATGATTAGGATGAGTTTTATTATAGGGCTAATCCATTCGCGCATCATTCAATTATACCAAAAAGGCAGGATTTTGGGATGTTTTGTTTAAATTCTAAACTCACAAATGAGTTCATAAAACGCCTTAAATCAGGGGAAATTGACCCTGAAAAGATGTCTAAAATGTCATCTGAAGAAAGACGGGCTTTTTTAGGTGAATTTTTAGGTGTTAGAAATGCCAAAGAAGTAAATGCTGCCTTTGAGTCCAAACTTCTTTTAAAGGACCAGCAACAGGCCATGATTAATTGGGCCAAACAAACAGCCGGTTTAAAACCAGAGGCCAGACGCGATATTATTTCAAGAGTTGAAAAAATGACCGAGATTCTTAATCCTGAATCTGAAAAAGCATTCTTAGAAGATTTAGCAGCTCATAAATTGGGTGTGACTGTCAGTATGAATGAAGCAGCTAAAATATCAGAACTTGCAAAGGAAACTTCAGAGGCTAAAGGAAAAATAGAACCTGATTCTCCAATTCAAAGTCCAGCAAGAATGGCTTATGGTCGTGCTTTGGTCGAATTTGGGGATTATGTTAGTGAATTAAAAAACGCTGCTAAAAAATTGGTTTTAGAAGATTTTAAAAACGCACCTCTTAAAACAACTGGAAAAGTATTATCTAATTTTGCAGGTCTTGCCAAATCATTAAAAGCAACTTTGGATGATAGCGTTATCGGACGGCAAGGATTAAAAGTTTTATTTACTCATCCAGGTACATGGCTAAAAAATTCAGCACAAACATTTGTAGATATTGCTAATACTTTTGGTGGCAAAGAAGTAATGAAAGAAGTCCAGGCTGATGTTCTTTCTCGTCCAAATGCTTTAAATGGTCTTTACTTTAAAGAAAAATTAGCTATAGGAATCGTAGAAGAAGCCTATCCTACCTCCGCCCCTGAAAAAATCCCATTTTTAGGAAGAATTTTTAAAGCATCTGAAACAGCTTTTACAGCTTTTCAATATAGAACCCGTGCAGATATTTTTGATAAATATGTCGAAATTGCTCAAAAATCGGGTCAAGATGATATTCATGGAATAGGATTACTTTCAAATTCTTTAACAGGCCGTGGAACATTTGGGCAGCGTTTAGAATCACTTGCAACAGCAACCAATAATGTTTTCTTTTCTCCCAGATACTTAAAAAGTCATATTGATTTATTAACAATGCACGGATTTGACAATATTAGTCCATTTGCAAAAAGACAAGCTGCAATTAATTTAGTAAAAGTAATTAGTGGATTAGCAGCGGTTTTGGCAATTGCAGATCAAGTTTTCCCTGGAAGTGTTGAAAAAGATCCTCGAAGTGCTGACTTTGGGAAAATCAGAATTGGTGATACTAGATTTGATGTAACTGCCGGAATGTCATCCCTTGCTATTTTAGCAGCACGTTTGATCAGTTCTAGCACAAAGAGCAGTGTAACTGGGCAAATCAAAAAATTAAATTCTGGAAAGTTTGGATCTCAAACAAGTTCAGATTTAATATTTAATTTTTTTGAAAACAAACTTTCTCCAGCTGCTTCTATTGTGAAGGATATTCTTGATGGTGAAGATTTTCATCATCATAAAATAACACCATTAGGAGAACTTAATAATCTCTTAACTCCTTTACCTATCACAACTTATGAAGAATTAAAAGATGATCCAAATTCAGCAAATGTGCTGATAGCAATGATTGCTGATGAACTTGGAATTTCAACCAATACATATTCTAAAAATAAACATAAGGGATAAAAATGAAAACATTATTTTTTACATTAATTTTAATATTAACAGCAGGATCTTTTTGCTTTGCGGCTCCAAGGGAATCTGGTCAAACAGATGCAGCTCCGGTAGTCGTTTACGGGAAAGATTCAAATGGGGTCTTAAGACCTATTTTAACAGACACTTCAGGAGTGGTCCAAGGGGGATAATATGTATAGAAAATATATTTTATTATTAATTGTTTTAAATTTAATCTTTTTACCACTTGCATATTCTGCACCGCGTGAAGCAGGGAACACGGATGCAATGCCAATTGTTTTATACGGGAAAGATTCAAATGGTGCACTTCAGGCATTAAAAACCGGAACTACGGGAGGTTTGCAATTAAACGGGACCTTAACCCGGACAACAGCGCCAGCCGCAGCAGGGGATGGCGTGTTAAAAGCAGATTATGAATATGCAATGGTTGCTAATGATATTCCAGCCGCTTTACAAGGATACTTTAAAAATACAGGTTCTGCATCAGGTGGGAGCGGCCATGGAATTGGGAATTTAGGATATTCCGAAGATACAACAACGGGAGCCCAAATTCTTATTGGAAACGAAGGAAAAGTATTAGCGCATAGTTCGAGTGCAATTAATTACTTCGGACTTTACGGAGATCCCACGTGGCAAGATTCTGCAAGTGGAAATACGACCACTTTTAGCGGAGGACTGGCAGGGGGATATTTCCCAAGATATGTCTATAATTTTGATGGGGTAACTGCACGCGCTCAAGGAACTGTTTATGGGGTTTTAATTCCTGACGCTGTAGGCTCTACCACTAATTATGGGCTTTTAATTCAGCCTCAAACAGGTGGTGGAACAACTGATATTAGCGCGGCAATTGGTGGGGCTGATACGATCACTCTTTGGGTAAATTATGATACAGATTCTACGACGGCCGCAAAAGGGATTGTTTTTGGTGCTTCAGCAGATACCAAGCTTTATCGATCAGCGGCAAGCACATTAACTACTGACGGAAAAGTTACTTCAACTGCAACATCTGACATTGGATGGGCTGTTGTAGCAGGAGCAAATACAGCTTGTAACACTACTTGTACAAGTGCGTGTGTATTTGGTTTTGACGCTGGAACCACTACGATCGTTGCGTGTACGGATGCGACAGCTGATAAATGTATATGTGCAGGAGCATCATAAATGGCATTTGAAATTCATGATTTTTTCATGTCCTTTACTCCAAGAGGAGACTCCAAAGGACTTTTCAATGTTGTTAAAGATGACATTGGAAGCTCTGGGGCCACTTCTTATTATTGTTATCAAAATGAAGCTGGGTCCTACGTCATTATGCGCGTAGTAACTTCAGGATCTTTAACGATAAAAAACTATCAATATTACGGGGTCCCCAAACGTCCCTTACAACGTGATACAGATTGGGCCAACAGAGCGAGTTTAAATTATGTGGAATATTATCAATTATTTAATCAGAGCTAGTATTTTAGTTTTCTGTTTCCAAACAGGCGCGTTAGCACTTGATAGCGTAACGAATCCGCAAACAGGAAATATTGACTTAATTGGAATTAGTGGTACAGGCTCAAGCGTTCCCGGGTGTTCTGCTAATCAAATTTTATATACCAACGGTTCAAGCGTTCTTGCGTGTTCAAACTCCCTTCGATACGACTATTTATCAAGCGGAACTTTAGATATTGGAAATGGTGGCGTTGGAACAACCGCTGGGATTACGATTAATCCAGGAAACAGTGTTTCTGGAACCGTTGTTTTCGCTAATGCAGCCGTATCCACTATGGCATCTATCTACGTTACCAGAGTTGGTACGGATGATTACATGAATATTGATTCTCTTGAGTATCTAACAATCTCAAATTCAAGCGTTTCAATTTCTGGTGCTTCAATAACCATTGGAAATGTTACATCTGGCTCATCCGCCGCTGACTTCGATGATGGTGGAAACTACACTGGTGGGGACGGGCAAACCCAAATCCACAAGTATAGAATCTATGCTTATAAGACATCTGGTGGAGCGACAGCTTTCTCAACGACTTATTATGAAATTGATAACACCGAAGATGATGGAACACATATAGACGCGGCTTACACAATCAATGTTTCTTGGACGGCTGTAAGTGGCGCGACGGGATACAGAATTATTAAATATCACGATTTTGACGGCTCTCCGACTCTAAACTTCAGTGCTTACTATGATGTTGTCGGAACGAATACATTCGCAGATGTTGGGCCAGACACCTTGTTCACGCACGGTCAAAATGTTCTTCCAACCACAAACTATTCAAACACCATTACTCTAAATGGGCAGATCTCAAACACATACGGGAACATCACTCATTACGGAACTTATGAGTTTAACGACCTAGTTGACTTTAACACTGGCCTAACAATCGGTGGTGAGAACTTCGTAACGATTGATAATGCTAACGCCAACTTCTTCATGGGGCAGAATAGTGGAGCAAATAACACAGTTGGAGGTTATAAATTTGGAGCTGGAATCGGAACGCTTCAACATGGCCAGGATGATTTCTATAATGTTGCGGTCGGGCCATTTGCGTTAAACCTGAATGTAAGTGGACAATATATAACTGCTGTTGGTGCGTATGCAGGATATAATTCTTTAGGAGGAAATAATTCTTTCTTCGGCTATCACGCAGGATATGTCTATGATCTTGGAGCTTATGGAACGTTCTTAGGAGCAAATGCTGGAGTAAGTGCAACGACGGCTTATGGTCTAATCGCAATTGGAGCCGCCTCTGCTTCTGGAATTACAACGGCTCAATACTCGATTGGAATCGGGCTTGATACGATTAACGGAAACTATGGAAGTGTTATTTGTTTAGGACATGGCGCTCAAGCCACCGCAGCGAATCAATTCATTGTCGGTCGTCAAGGAATCACAGAGATTCGCACAATGTATTTTGGGGGCGGTGTTACAGACACAGATTCTTCGCACATTCAAACACTTGCTTATAGAACGACAGGTGGAAGCGGCTCAAACATTTCGGCTTGGAGCGTTGCATATTATCCTGGAATTGCCACAGGGAGTGCGACTCCAGCCACGCAGACTTTCTATGGTACTGAGGTTCTTGGAAGCGGCTCAACGGCTCAAACTGCTTATTCAAGGCTAGCAATAAGCGGAACAGAACTTGTCATTAATGATGATTCACGGGTGTTTGATACACGAATTGAAACAGATGGAAATGCAAACACCTTTTTCGTTAAAGGCTCAAATGACCGCGTTGGAATCCTGACGAATGCTCCGACAGATGCATTCTCGATTGCAACAAAATCAGATTGGAACTCAAGCGGGCTGATTACGAAATACAATAACATCGCTACGGCTGGATTAGGATCTCCTGCGATTTATTCCGAATCAATCACGGCCACAAAGACGGGGAACTTCACAGTTCTTGCTTACACCCCACCTGCAACTGCCGGGCGCTACAGAATATCCGGTGTAATTACGACTACATCATCAACTAATACCGGAACTGTTCAGTTCACACTTGATTATAAAGATTCTCAGGGAATTACTCATACGGCAGACATTATTCCACTCGTTGACGCGGCTGGTGCAATTGCGACAACCAAGTCCGGAGCATCCCTTGAATTTCACAGTATTCCTTGGGAATTTTCAATCAATAATGCAGCAACAGTAATTAATTTAAAAGTGGTTATAACCGGAACAGTCAGCTACACAGCGGCTGGAACAATTGAACAAATAGCATAAGGAGATTAAATGAAACGCTTAATTTTAATTTTAGCAATTACTTTAACAGGTTGTAGTTCTTTAGGAAATACCATGCTTTTAGATAACACGAAAAACATTAAGGATTTGCAAACAGGTCAAACGAATATTACAAATGCTGTAAATTCCGCGTTGCAACAAGTCTCGCAACAAATGCAAGCCCAAGCGCAAGAGAACTCGAAATTAAAAACTGAGCTTGAAGAAATTAAGACAAGCGCAAAATTGGTAAAGGAAACAGCAAAAACAAATGCAGCTTGATCCTCAAATTATAGGTGTAGTGATAGCTATTTTAGTGCATGCAGCCGGTTCGATCTGGTGGGCCGCTCGCATGGATACTACGCTAAAGTTTGTTAAAGAAAATCTAGATAAAATTGCTGATTCAATGGCAAAAAGTGAAGCTTCAAGATATAGCCGTGAAGATGCAGCGCGAGACTTTGCTGTGAGAGATCAACAAATTACAGCCATTTGGAACAAAATAGAAAATAAGGGGGCATAATGGCAATATTTAAAGCGATCGGATCTTTTATAAAAGACCAGGCGGTAAAAAAAGTAAAGGGTGTGGTATTAGAAGTTTTGCAACACACCAAAGTAACGGTCAGTAAAGATGGGGAAGTAACGGTTGAATTTAAAAAGGAAATTTAATGTCTAAATTCCTTACCAAATTAATTGTCGAAAAGGTTGATGATTCTGATGATGAGTGGTTAATTGTCGGAGATTTTAAATATCAATCTGATATTGGTGGAACCATCACTGTTCCTTCGGGTTACAAAACAGATTTTGCCTCTATTCCACAACCGTTCTGGATTATCCTTCCTAAAGACGGAAAATATGACGGCGCGGCAGTAATTCATGACTATATTTACGGAACCCACAAATTTGACCGTAAAACCTGCGATCAGATCCTCCTTGAAGCCATGAAAGTGCTTGGGGTGTCCTGGTGGAAGCGTAGCCTCATCTATTCTGGAGTCCGGCTTGGTGGCTGGACCCGTTATTAATGTAAAAATTTTTTTACAACTATTTTCAGTTTTTTTAATTTAGGGCTTTACTTTTTGTTTTTTAGGCCGTATATTTCTATCATGAACACAAACTTGCAGACAGTGTTAAAAGGAAATAGATCCAATGATAGCAAAATCAACCAATAAAAATTTTGCCTCACAGCATCACGCGCTATCACGTGTGTTTCCGGCCAATGTCTGCAAGACTCTCTGGCTTGCTGTGGGGCTTTGTTATTTGACAGGGCTTATTTAAAACGTCCTATAATGTATGGTATGAACGTAAGTTGTTGATATTAAACAACTTAAGTAAGTACAAAATAGTACGTTTAAAATAAAATATAAGCTGTTAATAAGCTTAAAAATCAAGCCCAATCGGTGTTATGTAAAGTGACACTGGTTGGGCTTTTTTATGGTCCTGAGATTGAGGAAATATGAAACAAATGATGTTTTTAATGCTGATGTTGTTAATGAGTTTAAACCTAGGATTTGCTGAAACGGGGAAAGCTTCCTGGTACAGCCGGGAATCTGTACTCGCAGAGGGGTCCTCTGGAATCACTGCGTCGGGTGAAAAGCTTGATGATAAAAAACTCACCTGTGCGCGGCGCGCAAGAAATTTTGGGAGTCGGTTTCGTGTCACTAATTTAAGTAACAACAAATCAATCGTCGTTAAAGCGAACGATTTTGGTCCGGCTCCCAAATATTTCCGTAAGGATAGAGTGATCGATCTATCAAAGGCCGCATTTTCTCAAATAGCAAACCTTAAAACAGGGATTATCGCTGTGAAAGTGGAGGCCTTATGAAGCTGTTCATAAATACAATTCTGCTCATAGCGGTTTTGTTTATTGGAACAATAATTATTTTGGAATCCTATGTTTCAATCAATGAGGACAAGCTCTGCGATCAAGTGGAAGGAGAATGTTAACCATGTTCACAACTCAATTAGCCAACAAATTAATTTACCGTCAGTTTAGGCGCGCACGCGCTTTAACGCGGTTAATTAACATAAGGATTAAACGTTATGAATTACGAGCAATGGAAGCAGGAATTGGAGTTGGGCAATGAAAACATTAATAAAATTAGAGCATCCTTCTTATTTGCCGAGTGCTGCACTGATACTGAGTCAGCGATTATTTGTAACGAGGGACCAGCGAAACAGGTTAATTAAGAATTATAAGCCGTGCAGAGCGTGTGAAGAACAGCAATATCCCGTGGTCCGGATTAAACAAACCGGAAGAATTGGACATTTAATTAATAGGCATTCAGGTTTTTATGATGTCCATATTCCAAACGGGGCAACACTCAGATGTTTATACAAAGAAGAATTTGAAATTATTTGACAATTTTGGCTGGAATGAAAAAGGCCTTGGCTTCCTTTGATGGCACGACGCGAACCCATCATAAAGTGCACCCGCCAGCCAGATTTGTTTAAAGGAGAAGATATGAAATCAGAAGTTAAGCTCGTTGAATGGTTTGATGATCACTGGTACAAGGTCACGATCGAAAAAGAAGAAAATGTTTTTGAAAGCGCTTACCTTCCATCGGTCACCACCAAATTAAACATTGTAGCAAAACCATTTCTTGCCACATGGCGCGGTGATATCGGAAACCGGGAAGCAGATTTAAGAGTATTTGAAGCCTGCGAAAGCGGAGTCCGGATTCATCATGCTTTAAACATTTTAGCAAATGGCGGCGCAGTGGTTTATCAACCAAATCAAAAGCCTGTTTACACAGAACCAGAGCTTCAAGCGGTTCTTGAAGAACACGCCGGCAATGTTGCGATCATCCGCTATCAAGATGAAATGTACGACGTTTTAAAACTTAAAAAATGGTTTGACGTTGTAAAGCCTAAAATTTTAGGGACGGAAGTAACGGTTTATGATCTTGAAAACCGAGATGCTGGAACGCTGGATTTAATCCTAGATATTGAAGAAGGGGATTATGCGATTAATGGATCAAAACCGCTGCATCTTCCTAAAGGAATTTATATCGTTGATCTGAAAACCGGGAAAGTGGTTGATGACAACGCGTATATGCAAACCGCCTGTTATGGGGTTTGTCATAAAAAAATGTTTGGTTTAGACCCGATTGGAACTCTTGTGATTCACACAGGAGCTTTCACGAAGAAAGCCATTGAGGGACTAGCCACTCATTACAGAACAAAAGAACAAATGGATGAGGATTACAAAGATTACAGGCTTGCCGCGCAGCTTTGGGAACGAAAACACCGCGATGATCAGCCTGAAACCTTTGAATTTCCATCCTTATTAAAACTATAAAAAGGAAAAAACATGAAACCGCCAGAACGTGAAAAAACAGATTTTGAAAAAATAAATATTGATGATTTCGTTGTAGGTGAAATTGAAGGAATCCAATATGACCTGGAACATCAATTTAAAGGCTTCCAGGGAGCCGAGGATAAAGTCAAACCCGCGATCCGATTTAAATTTAAAATCGAGGGATATAAATTCTCTCATTATTCGCGCTGGATGAGCTTTTCGCTTGGAGAAAAATCAAATCTCTTTTTGAAATATGTTCAGCCTTTAGTTGAAGGGGCAAAACCAGATATGGATTTGGATTTAGACGTTCTTCTTCACATGAAGGTCCGCATGTTGTGGAATGAAAAA